GGCCGTCACATCAAGTTCAGCCGCCATGATGGCAATCTTGACCGGATCGGTGCCTGAAATCTCATACACTCGATCACGCAACTTTTCAGTCATGCCAAGGCGACGCCAAATGACGCGGGTGCCGTACGCGCCTATACCGCCCATTGATCTTGAATGCTCGTTTGACCAAGTGTGACCACCATCGTCTGACCAGCGCAACATTACCAAAGGCTGCACAAAATCGTCTACGGACATGATAATTTCAATTTCATCAACGATACCGATTGAGCCCGATACGATCATGGGGCTCAAGTAGACGCGCCCTGGTATCTCGGTTTTGCCTTGTAGACCCACACCGGATTCGCAAATTAATTTAAGCGAGTGTTGAGCGGTACGGGTAAAGTTATTGGTGCCGGTGGGCAATGCCCGCCATGAGCGCAACCACTTCTGAGTGCGTGGGCCGTCAGCGTAGACTTCTAAATCAAAGGCGTACAAATTGCCGTTTTGATAGTCACCTACAATAACTTCGTTATTAAAAAACATTTGGCAATTGCTACGATGACGACTAAAGTCACCGTTACTAAAACTTGCTCGCTCATGCCATGCTTGCGCCGCCACATCAAACACCCAAGTTGCCTTGGCTGTAGGGAATGTTAAGACGTAAAACGAATGACCGTCTTGCTGATAAGTGTAAGCAATGGCGTCCGAGATGTCGCCGTATTGTTGAATTTGCCACTCTACTGCGTGAGTGCTGATACGCACACCGGTGTAGCCTTGCGAGCGGTAAACAATACCTTGCCCACGATTATCTGCGCCTAGCCAAAACAAACCGTTGTCTAGTTTGGCTACCGAAAAGGTTGCAGCACACCCAATCTCGTTAAACGCGCCTTGAATGCGCGCTAGAGGAAACCCTGAGCCTGGGGCGGCGTCGTACCAAACTTCAACCGAAGTTGTGCCAAATAGCCAAACTTCAGAATGGTCGGTAATGGATGACACTAAACCATCGGGGCTACCCTCGGCACTTGCAAAATCAAGCGGGTCAACAGCAAGTGGGTTGAGCAATGCTGTTACCCACACACGCTGGCTATCGGGTTCAATAAATACGAAATACCCGTCAAGATACGACACCGTTAACGCGCCAGGGAAGTCTACGTCTGTAATCTGAACAAATACGGTAGTTGTGGCGTTGTAGACAAAACTTGGCCCATTGCAAGCCACAAACAAATAGTTACCATCATCAGCCATTGACACGGGGCCATCGTTAGCGACCGTGCCTAAATATGTAACAACATACTGGTCATCAATGCGGTATAACGAATTGCCCGACACAACGTAAGCGTAACCGCCGTATTGCCAAAGCCCACGCACGGGGCCTGTGCCGACCGCAACTAATAACTTAAGCCCTGGAGCCCTGTTTAGAAACGCAGGTTCTAGCCCGCCCTCGGCTACCACCTCGGGAAACAAGTTGACCATGCGATTGTTGGCCGCGTTGATGCTGCGAGTCACATAGGATGAACCGAGGATAGGTGAACGCATTAATAGTTGCCCGCAAAGATATTGAAGCGCTGACGCGTTGCAACAATTGAGTACGGCAACGACATAATGTCGTCAGGGTTGTTGATACGTTTGAGATTGCGCTTAGAGTACATTGCAATGCGCGACACTTGAGGGCTAGGCTCAACACCAAACTCAGGTGCAATCTCACACGCCAAGTTGTACCGAAAGGCTCTGAGATAGCCTGGGGGAAACGCCAAGGGCGTAGACAACAACGCAGCGGTAGTCAGCTCCTCAACCGACACAATGTGCCACTCCAGTACCTTGGTGGGCACCGGATAGACGGTCATCGTAATGTCGGGGTAAGTCATATTGACAAACATGACTTGTGGGTAAGTGGACGTCACGGTCTTGACCGCAATGCCGTTGTACTGCTGTTGGTTAACTAACTTAATACCAAAAGAAATGCCCGAGGACGCATCTTTAAAGTAAGTTGAGTCATCTATCAGGATGGGTCTGTTACCTACAAAATCGCCCGTGGGGCCAAGCGTACGGGTAGCAAAATTTGGTGCCCAAGAAAAGACTTGGTCTTGCGTTGAGAACACCGACAAGCGCTCGGTGTTCCATGAATCGATCATCTGATTGAGTGCGGCTAACGCATCATTAGCGGTCGCAGCCGACGGTTCTTCACCTTCAGCCAGTTGACCGATTAGGCGTAACGCCCCATTGATTTGATCACCGGCTGTGGTTGTGGTCATACTTACTCCGTTTTACGACGTCGTTTTAGCTCATTCACAGGCGCAGCCTCAATTTTAGGCGCGTCTAAATTGTACACTTCCCACCCGTTTTTGACGTCATCTTCGGCTTCCGCATCGGAAATTGCCACCTTGTTGCCGTGTACGGGGTGTTTAAGATAAATGTGCATTCAGAATCCTTGTGCGAGGGGTGAGGATCACCCACCCCTCTACGCGTTAACCAGCGACGCGGTAAGCGACGTAAGTTGCGTCAGCGGTCTTGCGAACACGCCAATTGCACGATGTTGCAGCCGAAACAGCAGCAGTACCAACCAAGGTAACGCCGGTGTTTGCGGTTACGGTTGCAGCGTTAGTTGCGCCCGTGTTGATAATGAAAAAGTCAAACGAACTGTTGACTTTCATGCTACCGAAAGCTGCGTCAAGATCAGTACCCAAGGGCATGGTCAAGGCCACGGCTGCGCCGGTGTAGGTGATAATGCCGGTTGCTAATTCAGCGGCGGTCAGAGTGGCCGCTGCTGTTTTAGCTACTGGTGTTGATTGAGTACCGAGGATAACCTCGCCAAGATTGCCGTCGCCAAGCTGATAGCCGCCTGCGCCATTTGGAAGTGCCATGATGAAATTCCTTTAAAAAGTTTAGAAGAAGGGGCTTACGCCCCCACTCTGTTTAGCCCCACAAACGCACGGCGGTAACCGGACGAATGGCTGCAAAACCGTACAAAACGTCCACACGGCAAGGCATACGGTCGTTGTTGATGTCGTACTGACGTACGATACGCAACGAAATACCGTTATGGACTTGGCGCGAAGCCATGTCCACACCCTGTGGCAACAGCAAGTCAGCAGTCGCTAACGTGATCGCATCTTTGTGATAGATCAAGTTTTGCGGGTACGCTGTAGCTGAACCACCCAAGAACGTCAGCACAGCGCTAGCTGCTGGGAACGCATTGATAGTAGCCAAGGCGTTAGCTGAAGTAAACATAGGTGGTTGAACTGTCAGCGTTGCGGTAGTTGTTGACGAAACAGTTACGTCAGCAGTTACAACAAACTGTTGCAGCGAGCCAGTTGTTTGACGGGTTTGTGGGTTGACTGCAAACACGCCAGCGATGGTGAAGATGTCACCAATCTTGAACGTGGGTGAGCCGCTTGTGAAGCTGATAGCAAGCGAGGTTGAACCTTCAGTCGTAACCGCAGTTGCCACGATCGGCGCAGTTGGTGTAACACCGGTGGTGTGCTGAACAATCGACTGTGACATATTGATCTCGTCCAAGCCCAATACGCCTTCGCCCATCATACCGTTTTTGAACTGACGGCTGATAGTACCAGTTGGGTTAAACAGACCTTTCAAGCCCTCGACCAAACCGGCGTTGGCGGCTGGGTTAACAGTCGCATAACGTGGGCTCATGGGGGTGGCAAACTCGTTAAGTTTCTGTTGTGCTGCAAGCAAAACAGCAGAAGTCGAAGGAGTCGTGCCAGGAGTGCCTACTGCGTTGTAAATGCTTTTGTAGACAGAAGCTACGTCAGCGTCAACGCTTGATGCCAATTGCGACACACGGGGCTTGAGAACGCGTTCTGCAAAATCATCTAATTGCATGGTGAGTTCAGCAGACGTGAAGTTCACGCCAATGTGCTTTTGACTTGCAACAGCCAAAGTTGTGAATTGCTCGTTGTCGTCTTGCACCTGCAAGGCGGCACCGTCGGTCACCAAGGCGCGGTCAGGTAGACGAATACGCAGAGTTGAACCAATTTTTGCGCCTTCAACGGCGAATGAATCGTCGTACTGACGATTGACGTTGCGACTGATCACCAAGTTGTTCTCGAGGATTTCGAGGGATTTACGGGTGATCATGTCAATGGTTAGAATGCTATTTGCCATGATAATTCCTAAAATAAGTTAGCGGAGGGTACGCGCTTCGTGCTTCTTTATCTGTCGCAATCTTTCTGCCTCAATCCACTCGGAAGTAGACATTGACTTGATAGAGCGTGGATCAGTCGTATCGTATGCCGGTGAACCGGATGAACGTGCTGAAACAGGTGAAATAGGCGCTGGTGCGTTGGACGTCTTTTTGACCGGTGGATTTGCGGCTAACTGAGCCTCAATCTTTCCGATCTCTTTGGCTTGCATGATAGGCGAAAGACGTGAAATCCGTTCCGCTTCTCGGGGGTTTGCACCTAAGTGATAAGCCACTTCGGGGCCATTGTCCGAGGCCTGAATAGATTGAGCCATCACGGTAGTAATCGGCAGATTCGGGTTGTATGCGACTTGTTCAAAGTCCTCATACTTCGCACGAACTTCCTCTTCCTTGTCGTGATAGGTTTCGAGTATTTCAGCTTGTTGCTTGCGTTGCTCACGCTCCGCTAGTTTTTGCTCCGCACGTTGTTCTGCCAAGGCTTCGACATAATCTTCGTTTGAGGCAAACTGCTCGGGCGTGACCGGTGCTTGAGGCGCAACAGGTTGAACCGCTCTTTCCCTTTCCCACTTTCGCTGCTCGCGTGCGAGCCGCTTGCCGATGGCTGCGTCTAATTCCTCTTGTGAGAAGGTCTTAGGTGCTGCTTCGGGTACTTCCGGCGCAGATACTTCAACTACCGGTTCTGCCGTAACTTCCGGTGCTGGCGCGGGTACTTCCGCTGAACTTACTTCTTCTGACATTTGTAACTCCGAGGAGTCCTGGTGGATCGCACCAGTACGATTAGTATATTACTTAGGTTCTACGGGTGCAACATAATTCGGATCATGCGCCCATTGCAGGGGCGGCAAAGCTGCTAATTGAGCAACAGTTGTACAAGCCTCAATGACTACCCGATAGTCAGCGGCTTGGGTGCGAATGGTTTGCCGCCATGTGTTCCATGCCGCAGGGACAGTTGAGCCAGTTTCAACAGCCTTAACCACCATCCAGTCGGTAGGCAAGAGGATTGAGTAGGCAGCAGCGTTTGTGGCGTTAACCGCCCGCATTTGGCACTCAAACAAGTCTTTAGGTGTGTTGACGTAGGTAATCTGCGCGCCGTTAATTGTTTCTGTAACTATGTAGTAATAGTCATTGGCAGGTTCATTGGTGTACGTTACTAGCTGCGCGCCAATAGCCGCCATGTCTTCGGCGGTTGCAAGGGCAAACCAGTTTTCAGGGTATTGATTGCCGTCAAAAGTAAAAGGTGTGCCTTGCCCAATGTAACGACCATCAGAAAGTAGGTAAATCATTATGGGTTTCCTTGAGCATTGGCGTATTTAGTAACCGCGCCGTTTGTCGATACCGAGTAAGTGTTGCTTGTGGCTAAGTTGTACAAGGCTGACGCTGAACGGACTTTAAATCCGTTAGAAAG